CGGCTACGGCTGCAACGATTAATCAGTTGCGGCAGGCGTTTCAGATTCAGCGGCTTCTCGAGCGCGATGCTCGAGGTGGCACTCGTTATACCGAGTTGCTTCGTGCGCACTTTGGCGTCACGTCTCCGGATGCTCGTTTGCAGCGTCCGGAATATCTTGGCGGTGGTCAGACAATGGTCAATATCAATCCCATTGCGCAAACTTCATCGACTACGATCGACGGATCTGACACTCCTCTGGCTACTCTTGCTGCAATTGGTACCGCTGTTGCTCACGATCATGGCTTTACGCAATCCTTCACTGAGCACGGATTTGTTATTGGTCTGGTCAATGTTCGTGCGGATCTGACGTACCAGCAGGGTATCCGCAAGATGTGGAGTCGTTCTACCCGTTACGACTTCTATTGGCCGGCGTTCGCCATGTTGGGCGAGCAGGCCGTTCTTTCTCAGGAGATTTTCGCCGACGGTACGGCAGGCGATGTGACGGTGTTTGGTTATCAGGAGCGTTGGGCGGAGCTGCGCTATCGCCCTTCTCAGATAACCGGTTATTTCCGTTCCAATTCGACCGCGACGCTGGATATTTGGCATCTGTCGCAGGATTTTGCGACTCGTCCGGTTCTGGATACGGATTTTATTCAGGAGAATCCTCCGGTTCAGCGGATTATCGCTGTTCATGAGGAGGCCAACGGTCAGGAATTCCTGATGGATGCGCTGTTCGTTAACAAGTGCGCTCGTCCGTTGCCTCTCTTCTCTGTTCCCGGTCTTGTGGATCACTTCTAATGGCGTGGGATCCACTGGGTGCCGTTCTGGACTTCGCAGGCGGCATCCTTTCAAACAAGGCCAATGCGAAGCAGGGCCGTCTTAATCGCGAGTTTCAGGAGCGTATGTCGAGCACGTCTCATCAGCGTGCGGTGGCGGATCTTAAGGCTGCAGGTCTTAATCCGATGCTTTCGGTTATGCATCAGGGTGCCTCTTCGCCTGCCGGTGCGCAGGCTCATATGGAGAATCCTTTCAAGGATGCGGGTCAGAAGATTTCTTCCGCCGCTGTCGCCAAGCTCACGCGTGAGCTGTTGGGGCGCCAGGTCGAAAAGACCATCAAGGAGACTGATGCTATCGAGACTAATCAGGTCGAGGCTTTGTCGCGTACTCGGGTCAATGATGCGCAGGAGCAGGAGATTCTTTCTCGGATTCCGATGCATGTGGCGTCTGCCGAGGTGTCTCGTCAACAGAAGGAGAACATGATCGCTGAGGTGGGTCGTATCGCTGCGGAGATTTCTCGGATGGCTGAGCAAAATAAGCTCACGGCTGCCGAGGTTCGTACTTCCGATACGCTTCGTCCGTTGCTGGCTGAGATGCACGCGTTGCAGAATCGTCTCCATCAGGCGCAGGTTCCCGGCGCCCAGGTGCAGGAGCGTCTTAACAGCAACGCGTACTATGGCCCGGCTCGGGCCGTTCTCAAGGATGTTGAAGGTGTCCTTGGTTCTGTTGGTGGGGGTGCCATTCTTGGGACCGTGCTTCGCGGTCCTCGTCCTGATGAGTACGAGCAGACCTCTACTGAGACTGTCAATCGCAACAAGGGCCGTGAGGTCCGTCAAAAGTCATCTACTACTCGGAGGAAAAAGTAATGCTTACGTCAAGTGCCAATTCCCGGCGGCTGTATGTTCATCCGGGGGTGAAGTTTCCCCCCGGGTTCGGTAAGACGGTTCAAGCCTCCAAGGAGGAGGCGGATATCAATACGATCGTGAAACGGTTCGGGCTGACTGGGACTCTGCCTCAGAATGTCCGGACCCCTCTTTCGGGGGATTTCACCAATGCCATCGATTTCCGTACGGCTATGGATGCTGTGGTTGCTGCTGAACGTTCTTTCGCTGCTATGCCTGCTGAGGTTCGCAAGCGATTTGGGAATGATCCGGCCGAGTTCGTGGATTTCACGACCGCTGTCGGTCCCGACGGCTCTCTCTCGAATATCGAGGAAATGCGTCGCTTGGGTTTGGCTATACCCGCCAAACCTCCTGAGAAGGCTCCAGAGCCGCTTTTGGTCAAGGTTGTACCGGAGGTAGCCCCATGACGTTATCTCAGCTTAAAATCGCCACGCGTTCGCGTGGCGTGTTCCCTACCCTGGACGCCATGAGGCGGATGGGTATGACCGAGGCGGAGATTTCCTGCCTCGTCTCCCGATCGGCGCTGAGTAAGGCCGAGAAGGGTGTTTATGGGCGCCTGGTGGCGACCCCTGCACAGTTCGTTACTTGATGTAACTGTGCTAGGTGGACCTCTGTCCACCTTTGACCCCCGGTTTCAGGGGGTCTAGGATAGGGCCCCGTTGGGCCCTTTTCCTTTTCTGGAGTACTAGCTATGCGTGGATCTCCTAAGCGCTCTTATGTGAACAAGTCGAAGTCTGCATCGCAGTTTCGCGGTAACAGTTCACGGACCAAGATGGCGAATGTTCGCCCGGGTCCGATGCGCGGTGGCATTCGGCTCTAAGGCCGGTGCCTTGCTACTACCCGCTGGATGCCTATAGGCAGGAAGGCGGGGGTGTTCTTATTTTCGGTTCACCGAAGGGCCAGCTCGAGGCTGGCTATCTGTCGTTGCCCTGTGGGCAATGTCATGGATGTCGTTTGGATAGGTCTGTAGATTGGGCCGTGCGTGTGATGCACGAATCCCAGCTTCATCAATTCTCTTCTTTCGTTACTTTGACCTATGCCGACGCGCATATTCCATATGGCGGCGTATTGCACTATCGGCACTTCCAGCTTTTTATGCGTAAGTTGCGGCGTCGGGTTCCCGGCGTTCGCTTTTTTATGTGCGGGGAGTACGGTGAGGCACTCAACCGTCCGCACTATCACGCAGCTCTGTTCGGTGCTGCTTTTGCTGATCGTTATCCCTGGCGCACTTCGGCGGCAGGTTTTCAGCTCTATCGTTCGCCCTCTCTCGAGTCCCTCTGGGATCTCGGCTCCGCCGAGATCGGAGACCTCTCGTTCGAATCCGCTGCGTATATCGCGCGGTACTGTTTGAAGAAACACGTTGGTAAGGGCAAGGAGGCTCACTACGAGAAACTTGTTCTCGATTCAGGTGAGGTGATTCAGGCCACGCCTGAATTTATGCGGGCTTCTTGCAAGCCCCATGGTATCGGCTATGACTGGTTTACCAAGTTCAAGTCCGATTGCATCCCTAGGGATGCTGTCGTTATGGATGGGGGCGAAGTCCCCATTCCTCGGTATTACCTCGAGATGCTCACGGAAGATGAGCGCTCGGAGTATGTGATGCGGCGCTATGCCGCTTCTAAGGGCGGGATTGATTCCCGTCCTGATCGGTTGCGGGTACGCGAGATTGTCGCGCTCGCTGGTATGTCGTTTAAATCAAATAGAAACCTACAAGGATATTGATATGAAGTATTTCGTTTTCTCGATTTTCGACTCGGCTGCTCAGTGCTTTGCGCAGCCTTTTTATGCCCCTGCTGAACAGGTGGCTATTCGTTCTGTCAAGGACATGGTTCAGAAGGAGGGCAATCAGTTGCATGCCCATCCTGAGGATTTTGATCTTCGTCATGTCGGTATGTTCGATGACAATTCTGGTGCCCTGGACTCGTGTGAGCCGAGGGTTGTTTGCCGTTGTAAGGATCTCACTGTGAGGAGTAACTAAGTGTCTAACTTTCGTAACAAGTCTGCGAACGTTCATCAGTTCGCTATGGTTCCGCGTGCGGATATTCCGCGGGCGTCGTTCAGCATGGAGTCTGCTTACAAAACGACGTTCAACAGCGGCTATCTCATTCCGGTGTACGTCGAGGAGGTTTTGCCCGGAGACACGTTCAACCTCCGGATGACAGCCTTTTGTCGGCTGGCGACTCCGCTGGTGCCTGTCATGGACAACATGTATCTGGAGTCGTTTTTTTTCTTCGTGCCCAATCGGCTTGTGTGGGATAACTGGCAGCGTTTCATGGGTGAACGCGACCCCAACACCAATTCGTCTATCTCGTATGTTGTGCCTCAGATTGTTTCTCCATCTGGAGGCTTCGCGGAGCTGTCGATTTACGACTACTTGGGGCTCCCCACCGATGGGGACATGGTGGCTCCGAATACCATTTCGATCAATGCGCTTCCGTTGAGGGGCTATAACCGGATCTATGACGAATGGTTCCGTGACGAGAATCTTCAAAATTCCGTCAATCGCAATGTCGACGACGGTCCGGATGCGTCGACTGAGTACATTCTTCTTCGTCGAGGCAAGCGTCATGATTACTTCACGTCCTGCCTGCCCTTCGTGCAGAAGGGTACGGCTGTATCGCTTCCCCTTGGAACTTCGGCGCCCGTTACTATTTCCGCCTCTGGCACTGAGCTGCCAACATTCCGATCCGGTCCCAGTGGTACCGGTGTGTCGGTTGGCAACCTCATAGCGCAGAATGCGGGGCCTGGTGATGTGTACGTTTCGTCTCCTCCGGCGGGTTTGGTGGATCTGTACTGGAATACTCCATCTCTTGCCGGTGTCGCTGATCTTTCTACGGCTACGGCTGCAACGATTAATCAGTTGCGGCAGGCGTTTCAGATTCAGCGGCT